GCAGTTAATTTCAAAGATGCCTTGTCTGCCAAAGAATATACTATTTCAGGTCTTTGTCAAACGTGTCAAGATGAAGTGTTTGGAGGTTAACTAATGTGTTATTCTGGATGTAGTTTTGAAAATAGGGACGGAGAGTGTACTAAACGTAAAACTGACCTTTGTCCGCTTGATTACGAAGATGAGAATGAACTAGCAGAAGCAGCCAGGGAACTCGCGGAAATTCAAGATGACTTCAAGTATGATCAATGGCTTGATAAGCAATGGGAAGAGGGAGGTAATGTCTAATGGCTAGAGTAACTATATTAGGATATAATATCTCGATAGTTAGGCAAAAGAGAATAATTAAAACATCTGCTAAAGATGCTTGGGTTAGGAAGAATAACTATACCAAGCGTAAGACTCATAAATTAACTATCAATGACAAGTTAAAGATCGCACAAAGTATGGGGTTTGAACTATCATGTTAAAGTCAGTAATGGTTAAGTTTTTCATCTTGCTAATCGGCATAGCATTTGGTTACTATTGGGCCTTCAGTGCACTTGGAGGTTCAATAGTCCGTTAAATTTCAAAACGATCTTAAATGAAAGGAGATTAAGACTATGGAATTAGAAGAAAGGATTAGAGATTTAGAACATCAAAGGTTGATTGCTAAAGTTATCCAACTTGAATCCTACCAAACTTATTCTGCAAGTAAGAAAGAAACTGACTTATTAATGACTGAATGTCATAAGGCTACATTAGCCTATGAGAAGCTTGATTTAGAGTTGGCTGAAATAGATGGAAGGTTTACTAGAATTCCAAGCCCTAAACCAGGAAGTAAGAGGAAGTCTAACAAACCTACCAAAATCGAGCCTGCGCAAATGACTATGGATCAAGTACGTGCATTGGCTAAACGTGTAGGAATTGAACTGAAGGAGGATTAAGGGATGAATAAGAAGGAAGTTATCTTAGAAACAGTCTTAATCAACCATGACTTAGGTGGGGTTAAGGTTAAGGCAATAGAAGCAGAACGCGGCTGGTCTCAACAAAGTATCAGTGGAACACTTAGTACATTAAAGAACGAAGGTAAAGTGTTTAACAAGAACGGTAACTGGTTTGCAGGTCTTAGCAATGAGCTATTTGAAGTTCCAACTGTGGACTATGCTAGTAGTCAAACTCAGTTTGCCACTTGGTGGGATCACTTTGTATCTGCTCACGTTGAAGCGCCGGAGTTAGAGGACATCGCACACTATGCATGGAACGCTGGGAGGGCTAGTAAAAAATGCTAAGCATAAAACAAGTCTTAATTAATCGAGACAATATGTCTGAAGAAGAAGCAGATGAACTAATTTCAGATGCTAGGGAAGATCTAAACAATCGCCTTTCAAATGGCGAAGATGCCTATGATATCTGCGAAGATTGGTTTGGTCTCGAACCAGACTACATTCCAGATCTCGTGGCTTAACTGGAGTTAAATGCACCAAATAATACATTGACATTACGTCATAGAAGGTCTATAATAAAGGAATCAAATTTGCACCATGCCACAACTAATCACTCAAGACAACGAAAGGAAGGTGATTGCCTATGATTTAGCCCTAACAAACTTCTTCAACAATTTACTAAAATTTATCTTATTTCATCCAACTCTTACGTAAGGAATAAAAAATGCCTAAAGCAATGGTAGTAACTGCAAAAGTACCGGCTAACGCGAAGAATAACACTCCCGAACTCGGACCTTTCAGCATTACAGTTCAGACTGGCGCAACTGCCAAGGAAAAGATCGAGATGTTTGGAGATGAGGCAGTTTCCACAAACTGTGATGGTTCCTGGGTAGTGACGCTCCAAGGTAACATGCGCGCAGGGATGAAGAAAGGTGAGACTCAGGATCAGCTTCAGTCCAGGCTTGGAGCCGCTAAGTTAGGGATTTCCACTAAGGGTGCTACTGTTGATCCTACAGTCGCTTATCAGGCTCAGTTTCTGTCAGCAACTGCAGAGGAACAGGTAAAGATGATCAAGGAACTGCAGAAACGGGCTGCGGAACTGAAGGGATAAAAGATTCATCTAACCTCCTGCTCGGGTTGTCCTGGTTGGTGCAAAGGATGAAGTTGTCAAGCGCCACTAACCAGGGCAATTTTTTAACTCCTTAAAATGTACATCTTAGAATTGATTAAAAGTCCGTTAAATTATTAAACAAACTACGAAAGGATTATAAGATGGAATTTAACTCAGCAAGTTTCTTCTGCGAGAAAGGAAAAGGTCCTAAGTTTAAAATCAGACATTCTAGTAATCTCCGAGTTGACAAAGACGACTGGCCAATTAATATCTCACTCTACAGTTCAAACATAAACTGTCCAGAAATCACTCTTTACCTATCCAACGAATTTGATTTGATTAAGTTTAAAAACTCAGTCATTGAAGCCTACAATTCTTATAGAAAGGAAAAAGGCTATGGCAGGTAAATGGCAGAGGTGGAAGGGGATACAAAAATGCTATCCGTTTGAAGAGAAAAGGTTAGCTAAGTGGTCTCCGCCTTACATAGTGCAGCCCAAGTATGATGGAGTTAGGTGCAGAAGCATACCTATTACCACAGGACTTAAAGGTAATGAAGTTATGTTGTTAAGTTCTGAGGAAAACGTAGTCTATAGTGTTCCTCACCTTAACGAAGCACTTAGAGGAATCACTGCAGAACTAGACGGAGAACTTTACTGTCACGGAATGAGTTTTGAGGAAATACTTTCCATAACTTCAAGAACCGTAAACATTCATCCTGAGCATAAAAAGATTCAATTTCACATCTTCGACGTAGTCAACGACCAACCTCAAATGCGCAGAAACTTAATTATTGAGCAACTACGCGGGCTTAGTCCTTGGTTAGTTGTCTCACCATTCTGGATCTGCGAATCACTAGATGATGTAAAAAGAACTTTTGATCAAGTAATTAAACTCGGCTACGAAGGAATAATCATAAGGCACGCAAATGCACCTTATGAAAAGAAACGCTCTACTTTCGTCATGAAATTTAAACCTAAGAAACAAGATGAATATGCCATAGTAGGTTGGGTCGAGGAAGTTTCTAAGGACGGAGTTCCTAAAGGCCGCATAGGTGCCTTAACAATGTCTTCTCAAAGCGGTGACTTGTTCAACGTAAGTGCTGGATTAGACTTTGAGGAAAAAGCTAGGCTTTGGAAGATCAGGGAAAGTCTCCACAACTTCCGTGCAATAGTTCACTACCAACACTTAACTGATAAGAAAATTCCCAAAGGGACTTTTAACATAGAGGTAATCGAAGATGACTAAACCAATCTCAATTAGGTCTTGTAACTTCTGCCAACCTGACCTATGGAAGTCCGGCAAAACAAGTGCAGGAACTTACTTATGCAAGAGTTGCAAAGCAATAGTAAGAAATATCTTGACAATGAAGAGGAGGAAAAAGAATGTCTGATAAAAGAGAATTTTTCGTAGCAGGTGTGAAGTTCCATGAATACAAGAATGTCCTAAACTCAATGTCTGAAGGAAACACACTTCAACTAATCCCTGAGCCTGAGAACAAGTTCGATCCTAATGCAATTAAAATCTACTTCGACAACGGAGACAAGGCAGGATTCATAGGCTACGTGCCGAAGAAATTCTCGTCTGAAGTTTCTGCATTGTTAGAGGTCGGAATTGAACTTGAATGCACACTTACTGGATTTGCACCTAACGCAAAAACTTGGGAAATATTCAAAGTGGAAATTAAGGAGTTAGAAGAAGATGTCTAAATTAACTTTCTGCGCCAACTGTGGGAAACGCCTAGAAGTATTCAAGAAAGCAATCCCTACTCATGGACGCATTATAGACTTAATCTCTCCTCACGAATGTACAGATGAACCAGTGGAGTTCGACATAACTCCGTTGGAAGTCCCTACATTCCAACCATCTGAGGATAAGAATAAGTTTGTAAAAAAATTAAACGAACTGTCACCAAAGCGTCTACCTAACAAAGACCTAGACCTACGTGACCGAAGACCAACTGAACAAGTAAAGTCAACCGCACCTGATTCGTTACTACACAATTTAAAAGGTATGTCAAACACAACTCCAGTAAATGACTTAATTGAAGACTAACAACGAGGACCTAATGGACAAGGCTAACGTCTACATTGTAAACAAATCATCTCATGATTTTAGCGCGGCAAAGGACTTTGGGAATGTGATATTTCTCAGCGAAGGTCCTATGAATCGCTATTCAACTAACAACATGCACAGGACGTTCTTTAGTATCTTAAAGAATTCTTCCAAGGGCGATTATATAGTTCCCTGCGCCCTTAACGTAATGAACTCTTTAGCCTGTGCAATCTTCTCACACTTACACGGAGGACTTAATTTACTGCTGTACAAAAATGGAGACTACATTGAGAGAAATCATGTATTCTAGGGAGGTAATAAGTGGAAATAATAACTTATGGTGAATTTAAAAGACCAGCATCTTATCTTGGCGATGGAGTCTATGCTATCTTCGACGGCTTCGGAATATGGCTTCATGCAAATAGTCACAGTGAACCAACTGATAGAATTTATCTTGAACCTAATGTATTACAAGGATTAATAATTTTTGAAAAAGAATCTAAAACAGAGGAGGTAATTAAACTATGCCAATCACAGAAAGAACTTTGAAAAGGTGGAGAAAAGAATCACTTAATAACCTAGTAAAGCGCAGAACAATTATTGGAGAAACTAACAACCTAACCGAAGCCTTTATGGAAACTCAAGAACGCATCCTAAAGATGACCCAAGAACTTCTCGACCAACATCTACTACGAAAGTGAGATAAGATGACTTTACCAATTGTAGAAGACCCAACCTGGCACATTCGTGACTCGTCCAAACTAACCGATTACATGGCTTGCCCTAGAATGTATTTCTTCTCCCACATTTTAGGTTGGAAACTCGACATGCCTGCACATGATCTTCACTTCGGCACTTGCTGGCATGAGGCTAGGGAATATCAACTCCTAAACGGCTACGATGATGTAGCAGGAGCTTATGAGAAGTTCATTACTAAATATCGAGAAGTCTTTGATCCTGAGACAGACAACATCTATACACCAAAAGACCCATTAGGCGTAGTAACTGCGCTGATTAAATTTAAAGAGGAAAAGTCACTTGACTTGGTGGAGAATGAAGTTGTTGAGATAGACGGGTGCAAGATGACTGAAATCTCAGGAACGGTTCCTGTCTCCGATACTCAAGTTCTCTACTATCGAATGGACTCTATAATGCGGCGCAAGGAAGATGGAATGATCTTCTCATGGGATCATAAGACTACAAGTGAACGCTACATAAACGGCTACCAATGGGCAGAGCAGTTTCATCTTGGACTCCAGAACGGAACTTACACTCACTGCCTATATTGCTTATTTCCTATGGATCAGATTTTAGGTATAGAATTCTGCGGCTGTGGATTTGCACACCTAAAACGCGGCTCTGCAAACCGGCCTGCTGGAAACCACGCTACGCTTAGACGAGTTCCTGCATTTAAAACTCCTGAGCAGATGAACGTCTGGCTTTGGAATGTTTTAGATGTTTTAGACGACCTAGATAGGGACATGAACCGTTTAATGAGTTGTTCTGACTCTCACTCAGTCCTCCAATCCTTTCATATGAACCCTAAATCATGCACTGACTACCGAGGCTGTCCTTACCATGACTTCTGCCTAAGCTGGACCAACCCTCTCCAACGGTGTCAAGTTGTTCCTCTAGGTTTCAAACGCGAGTTCTGGGACCCAAGTGCAATGGAGACTACAAACAAAATGAACTTAACGTGGGGAGTTTAAATGACTAAAATTGAATTAGAAAAACTCCTAATCAAACTAAAGCAAATCTTACCTGTGCTTGAAAAAGCCTATCGTTTGCTAAGTGACGAAGAACTAGAAAACAAAACCAGCTCAATTCATCTCCCATGTGACTCATGTGAGGATAAGGGGAATAAGAATGGCATATGACTATATTAATGAACTTGAAAAAGTCAAAGAATACTATGAAGGTGACCCACTGCAAAAACGCTACAGTGCATTAGTTACTGGGGAAACAAACTCAGGCAAAACCTGGTTACTCAAAACTGCACGTAAGCCTATTCACATTGACTCCTTCGATCCAGGAGGAACTAAAGGACTCCTCAATGAAATTAAGCGCGGCGATATAGTAGCTGACACTCAATGGGAGGCAGACGATCCGTTCTCACCTGACAAATTCGCCAAGTGGATGAAAGCCACTGACATTAGATTTACAATAGGTTACTTTGAAAAGTTCGGCACTTATTGTCTTGATTCTGCAACCACCTGGGCTGACGCGGTTATGTCTTATGGCCTCGCAGCCAAGGGCCGCGCTGGTGAATCACCTCAGCACCGTCATGACTACATGCCACAGAAAATTCACATGACTAATTACATTAAGAAACTAATGCGGCTTCCATGTGACTTTATCCTAACTGGGCACTTGAAGGAAAATCGCAAGGTAATTAGCATAGACACTAAATCAGGAGTAGTTAGGGAAGAAGTAAACTACCGTTTCCTGACAACTGGACAAGCTGTAGTTACCATTCCACTTTTATTCGACGAAATCTATGTGCTAACTGGCAAGGACGGACGCGGACGAACTCCAAAACGTGAGATGTTAATTGACTCCCTTGGCACCTACATCGCCAGATCACGCCTTAAAGGAAACGGCAAACTATCTGCAATCGAAGACCCTGATATTAAAAAGTTACTTAAAAAAGCTGGCCTTGATTGGAAAGACAAACCACCACTAAATTTCAAAGGAGGTGATGAATCTTAAAACGGCAGAGGAAAAGGGAAGTTAACTTCAAACGTAGTTTATTTTAAGGAGATTTAAAGATGGCAATAGCAGACTACAGTGAAATGGAACAAGAGATAAAAGATGCACCAGAGCCTAAAATCCTTCCGCGTGGAAGTGAAGTAAAAGCCAGAATCGTCGGCGTCAGAGGCGGAGTTAGTGACAAAAACGACTGTCAATGGTATAGTCCAGTCTTCGACGTTCCTGTTGATCCCTTGGTCACTGAGTTCTCCGGATTCTTTTGGGACCTGGCAGATCGTGATAAATTAGATGCTAAGCAATCCGCGTCTGCACTTAGGGACTTCAAAAAGTTCGCCACTGCATTTGACCTTGACTACTCCCGCCCGTTTGACTGGGAGGAAGATCTCATTGGCCTCGAAGGCTGGGTTATTCTTGGAGTGAAAAAATCAGACGAATACGGAGATCAAAACACAGTCTCCAAATACGTCACTGGTAGGTAGTTGACTAGTGCTAACAGCGTGCTGTTAATGGTGGCCGCTGTAAATCCCACTACAGGCCGAGATGAGAAAACATCTTCTGTTAGCACTTAACTTATGCTGGTGAAAGCCGTACCTATGTAAGTTCTGGAATAGATTGCTCCAGCCTTTGGTAGGGTTAGTAGCCAGCATTAATCTAATATTTAGGAGGATTTAAAATGACTTTTGGAAAAGCATTTGAAGAAGTTAAAAAAGGCAAAGGAATGAGGCTTGCTTTCTGGGCTGATGGTGTAGTAATTAGATCACAGTACCCAGATGATAACAGTAAGATGACAGCACCTTATCTTTATGTAGAAAGTAGTTATGGTAAAGTTCCGTGGAAAGAAACTATGATTGAACTATTCTCAAATGAATGGAGAGTTGTCGAGTAGTTAACCACTTGGCAAGATGGTTCAATGGACTACCGGCTGAAAACAACTCGACGTGCTACCATAGTACGCTTATTAAATATCGAGCAAAGCTGGGCTTGCCAAGTTTGTTTTAAATTTAAACGGTCTTTGGAGGAACTAAATGTATAATAGAATAAGACAATGGGATAGGTTCAACGATCAAGTCCTTGATCATATAGAACGCTACACACTAGAACAATACGGTTCTGAAGAAGGAGCTGAACAAATTGATTCTTTCACAATTGAAGATTGTTGGACTAACATTCGAAGATACTACAATCGCAGAGGATCAAATGTTAGAGGGAATAAAGAAAGCTTAAGGGACATTATTAAAGTTGCCCACTATGCGCAGTTCATCTATGATAAATTAAAACTAGACCTCAACGAAGGAGACGTTTACTAATGACCTGGGATTCTTACTTCCTCGACATCTGCTGCTCTGTATCAACCAAGTCTTCTTGCCTATCACGTCAGATAGGTGCAATCTTAGTCCGCGACCACTCAATAATCTCAACTGGTTACAACGGCCCTCCTCGCGGCATTCCTCATTGTAAAGACAAATGTCCTAGGCAAGTTCTAGGCTATTCCTCAGGAACTCACATGGAACTTTGTCCAGCTCAACATGCAGAGGAAAACGCAGTCTCCAACGCAGCACGTTTAGGTGTATCAGTCCTCAACTCAACCCTTTACATGAACTCTGTAATCCCCTGCAGCAAATGCTTCGGTACCTTAATCAACGCAGGGATCATTGAGATAGTTGTTCAACAAACTTTAGCCTATGATGAACTTTCTTTATTCCTAATAGAAAATTCTAACATTTCAATAAGGGAGTTTTCCAATGTCTAATACTGACTACAAGCCAAGGTTCTCATTTGAAATAACCTATGATCAAAAAGAACGCGCTGATAGGTTGCTTGAAAACTACGGCATGCGCAAGGCTTTGTTTACCAAAATCCTAGACGACGTTCTTGACCTAGTCCAAGATCACGGAGGAATTGCAATAGGAATCATTATGTCTGGAACACTTAAACCTCGCGAAATCTTACCTTCATTAAAGCAAGCTGAATTAGCTGCAGAAAAACTAAAGGAGTAAGCTAATGTCTGACTTAGAATCCTTAAACTATGACTCAATCTCTGACCTGTCAACTGACGAAGCCTTAGAAGTCCTCCGCCAGATTCGTCTAAGTCGCAGAGTACCTTTGCGCAAAACTAAAACCACACGAAAGGTTACGCAAAAGAAAGTAACAAACGTAGACCCAACAACTATGACTGCAGAGCAAATTGCTGATCTGTTAAAAACCCTTGGAGGATAAACTAATGATTGACGTAGGTCGTGTGGAGATGGTTCCTATTGAATCAATAACTATTTCAGACCGCGCCCGTGAAGTGATGGGCGACTTAGAAGGCCTAGAAATTTCAATGAAAGAGTCTGGGCTAACAACTCCTTTAACATTTAAATCTCTAGAAAATGGAAAGTACTTACTCCTTGCTGGCGAACGTAGATTCACAGTCCTAAACCAAAACAAAGTAACTTTAATTCCTGGCCGCATCTACGACCGCGACTTATCCGAGCTGGAAATGAAGATGATTGAGAAGGCTGAGAACTTTCATCGCAAAGATATGGAATTCTACGAATTTGACAAGCTAACTTTAGAAATCCATCAGATGCAACAAGAACTTCATGGAGTCAAAGCACCTGGACCTGATGGAGTTGGCTGGGGAAGCGCAGACACTGGTGAGATGTTAGGTGGAATTTCAAAGGCTGCAATTTCTCAATCTATCAAACGCGCGGAAGCACGTGAGACATTTCCTGAGCTATTTGAAAACTGCAAGACCGCGTCAGATGCAACTAAGATTCTTAAGAAAGTAAATGAAGTAATGGTCAAGGGAGCAATCGCGCAAAAGCTAGAATCTCAAACTTCCAACACTAAACTTCACGAACTCTCCAAATGCTACGTTGTTAATAGTTTCTTCGAAGGCGTTAAGAAAATCCCTGACAACATAATACACTTGGTTGAGATAGACCCACCCTATGCAATCGACCTACGCAATGCAAAGAAGACAGACGGAGAATCTCAATACACTCTAGGCGAGTACAATGAGATAGAAATCGAACACTACATGAACGGCGGTCCTGATGGACTATGGAAAGGAATGAATACTGTATTCAAAGAATGCTACCGCGTTATGGCTAATCACTCTTGGCTAATCTGTTGGTTTGCACCTGAGCCTTGGTTTGCAGAAATTTACAAGTCAATCCTAAGTGCTGGGTTTGAAACAACTCGCATGTGTCCTGTGTGGACTAAGCCTTCAGGTCAATCTAAGCGTCCAGAAATGCACTTGCCTAACTCTTACGAAATGTTCTTCTACGCATGGAAAGGACGGCCTGCCATAGCTAAGGCGCGCTCAACTAACGTATTCAACTTCCCTCCCGTCCCTGCACAACAAAAGACTCACCCAACTGAACGGCCAATCGAGTTAATGAGAGACATCTATGAAACCTTTGCTTTTCCTGGCTCTCGTGTATTTATTCCTTTTCTTGGTTCAGGCGTTGGCATTTTCGCTGCTAGTGCACTAGGCATGGCACCTATTGGCTTTGACTTATCAAAGAGCAACCGTGACTCATTCCTTGTCAAAGCTAATGCGGTTAAATAGTTTGTTTTAAAATTAAACGGACTGGAGAATTAGATGAAAAAACTATTCGTTCCACCTTCAGGCAACGTAGCCTCAAAGCTAGCCTGTTGCGGTGAACAACCTGGAGTACAAGAAATCCGCGCTAGACCTCCTAAGCCATTCATAGGTCCTGCTGGTAAAGGTCTAGACCAATGTCTGTTAATGACGAAGATAATTCGTAGAGATTTATATTTAACTAACGTAATCAAGGACCTAGACCGTCCACTTAAACACTACATCGAGCTAGGCAAATACGGTAAGTCAACTGTGTCCGCTGATGGCTATCAGTACATTAAAGAACTAGGTCATGAACTAAGTCAGCTTAACTTAAATTGCGTAGTAGCTTTCGGCAACATACCTTTGTTTGCCTTAACCTCTCGCGTTGGAATCACTAAGTGGCGCGGCTCAGTTCTTGAATCAACTTTAATCCCTGGCCTTAAAGTAATCCCAACTTTCCACCCAGCAACTTTCATCCCACCGAAGTTCAACTACCTAAACAAACCTTTAATTTGCGAGGACTTACTCCGTGCAAAGTATGAATCTACATTCCCAGAAATTCGGCGGATTGGACGTAACATCTTTATTAAACCTAGCTTTCAGGAATCCATCGCATACCTTGATCATTGCTATGAAGTCGGATGCAGAGGCCAAACAATTGCTATTGACATTGAAGTCATTAACGGAGAGGTCGACTGCATTTCCTTTGGACATGCACCTACGGAATCCATCTCAATCCCGTTCAGAGACAATTCTGGAGATTACTTCAGTCCCAACCAAGAACATGAAATAATGTTGCTTGTTGCCAAGATAATCCAATCTGAAAAAATCTCCAAAGTTGGTGCGAACTTCATCTTCGACATGCAATTTCTATTCCGAAAGTACGGCATCCGCCCTGGAGGTGATATACACTGTACGCAGATCGCACAAAAAATAGCCTTCCCTGATTTCCCTGCTGGACTAGACTTCGTAACCAACATGCACACTGATGTTCCTTACTACAAACAAGACGGCAAGCAATGGATGAAGATGGGCGCCGGTACTTGGGAAACGTGGTGGAACTACAACGGCATGGACTCAATTATTCCAGTCGAGGCCTTACCAAAACAACTCTCAATCCTGCGCAGTCAAGGGAATGAAGCAACTTACAATCGCCAACGTAAGCTAATCAAGCCACTAATCTACATGTCTGAACGAGGTATTAAAATAGACGTTCAAGGTATGTTAGAACACAAAAATGAGCAACAACACACATTAGATAATCTTGCGGAAAAACTTAACACGGAAGTAGGTTATGCGATTAACTTTAATTCACCTAAACAAATGGCTAATTACTTTTACAAAGAACTAAAACACAAACCTTATAAAAAGAAAACTGCACAAGGTTATACAGTAACCACAGACGTAGACGCACTTAAGCGTCTATCACGCAAAGGTGTTCCTGCTGCACAGATGATGTTAGACATTCGCGGACTTAGCAAGCGCATTTCAACTTACCTTAACATAGGGAAAATAGATAAAGATGGAAGATATAGATCCAGTTACAAACCAGTCGGTGCTGAAACAGGTCGTTTATCAAGTGGAGAAACTATCTTTGGCACTGGAGGCAATCAACAAAACTGGCCACATGACCTCCTTCGATTTTTCTTATTCGATGAAGGATATATTGGATACTCTCTCGATCTCAGTCAGATTGAAAATAGAATAGTTGCCTACGTCGGAGGAGTCATCCCACAAATAGAAGCATTTGAATCTGGAGTTGACTTACATCGTTTAACTGCATCTGTAATTTTTGGCAAACCTTACGATGAAATCTCAGGCAAGGACGGTTCTTCCACACTAGGCGATGGCCGCCAGTCAGAAAGGTTCTGGGGAAAGAAAGGAAACCACGCAACTAACTACGACGTTGGCTACAAAACCTTTGCCCTTAAGAATGAAATGGGTGAGTCAGAAGCCAAACTAATCCTCGAAAAGATCCACCGCGGCTACCCTCAGATTCGTGGAGGCTTTCACATTATAGTTCAAAACATGCTAAAGAAAAATCGTACTGTAACTAATCTCTTTGGCAGAACTCGTCTATTCCTAGGCCCTATCATTCCCTCCCACCCATTCGTACCTGCTGGAGCTTGCGCTGATACTTACCGTCAAGCCTATGCACAGTTACCTCAAAGCACTTGTGCTGATAAGATAAACGAACAAGGAATAGAATACATCTACTACAACCAAGACCTATTCAAACACGTTGAGTTGCTTGCCCAGGTTCATGACTCAGTTGTGTTTCAGATTCCTTTAACTGTTCCATGGGAAGAACACGCTAAGATAATTAACTTAATTAAAACCTCACTCGAGACACCTTTAGAATGGCATGGGACTAAAATCAAAACTCCATGCGATGTAGCTATCGGACTTAATATGTGCAAAGATGATATGATAGAATTAAAAAGCAAAGAAGTCCCTAGGGATAATGAAATACTCGCAGATAAACTAAAGGAGATCTATAATGAACTCAATGCAAAAGTCTTACCTCAACGCACTCAATCCTAAGTTTGCAGTTAAAGTAATTTCCCTGGACGGAAGACCAGTGCCTATTAAAATCATACAAGACATCAACAAAGCCTTACCAACCAAGTACAAAACTTACTTCGATGAAGAGGAAAAGGTTATCTATATTGGAAAGGAAGTCTAATTTACTATGTCTGATCTAGAGCGAAACATACCAGACTGGATAGATGGCTTTATGTTACTAACTGAAAACTCTGAACCTCCCTTGTTATTCCGCAAGTGGACTGCGATTTCAACTATAGCCTCAGCTATGCAGCGTAAGTGCAAAGTATCTATAGGAATCTCATTAACTTTCTATCCCAATTTCTACATCGTCCTAGTTGGTCCATCTGCAACTGGCAAAGGAACTGCGATGAAGTATGCTTACGACATCATAGAGCAAATACCTTCCATCCGTATGAGTTCACAGGCTACTTCACTTCAAGCCTTAATTCGCCGCATGAAAGAAGTTAACTTAACTGACATAGACCAAGCAACTGGCGAACAACTATTCCATTCATCCTTAAGTATCTTCAGCAATGAGTTTACTGTATTCCTAGGCTATCACAATAGAGAACTAATTGCATCCCTTTGCGACTGGTACGACTGTCATAATCGCTGGTCTTATGATACGATTAAAAGGGATAAAGAGGAAATCATAGGAGTCTGGGTAAACATTCTAGCCGGAACTACTCCCGACAACATTCAAGCAAGTATGCCAATGGAAGCTATTGGCGGCGGATTAACTTCGCGGATCATCTTTGTCAATGAAGAAAAGAAAAACAAGCTCGTAGTCTTTCCTTCAACTACTCAACGCGAACTTGAACTTCAACAATATCTAATACATGACTTAGAGCAAATTTCTTTAATGTCAGGAGTCATGAACTTCAGTCAAAACGCCTTATCTTTTTACTCAGACTGGTGTCATATAGCTGATAAGAACCCTCCATTCTACAGTCCTAAATTCGACGGTTACTGTGGACGAAGACGTAATCATTTAATCTCACTATCAATGGCCTGCAGTGCAAGCCGCAATAATGGACTGATCATTTCCAAAGACGACCTAGAACGCGCTGCAACTTTACTTGCAGAGGTCGAGGTAAAGATGGGCACCGTGTTCCGAGGCATTGGAACTTCAGACATCTCTGCTTTGATCAACGACGCAATAGTCTTTATCGAAAACAGCTCTACACCAGACATTCCTATGTGGAAGTTTGCTAGACAATTTGAAGGTAACATGGATAAGATAGTCTTGGACAGGGTTGTGTTTACACTTCAGGCTTCTAAGTATGTAGAGATTATTAAAAGACCTGGAACTGATACAATGATTAGAGTATTAGGGAAGTAACCCAACACCAGGAGGTGAAAGGATGAATTTTAAATTAGAGATAATACCCGCGATCCATGTAGAAAAAAGACATAAAATTGAAGACCTATTAAGAAAAGAAGGATATGAAATCCATGGCGGAGGAACTAATACAGATGGATCTGCTTGTGATATATCGTTCTCAGATAAAGAGGAGAATTTAAGATGAAAGAAAATCAACCGACAAGAGAATCAATTGCGACTATTATCCTCAATAGATTAAATGAAGCTGCTGCACGTTCTGAAGAACTTGCAATTAGACTATCAGATAAACTCACCCCAGTAATGCAAGATAGACCAGAAGAAGATAAAGAGGATAAACCAGAAGCAGAATATCCACCCCTATTTACAGATATGCGTGCGCGATTAGAAGATATCGAAAGGTCTTTGGATATTATAAGCAAAGTTATTGATAGAACAGAGATATAACTTTGCTTAAAATGAACCCCCAACCACCAGGAGGATGAGGGATGAAAATAAATCTACAACTAGGAGGTGATGCTTAGTGGAAACCTTTTGGGTACTGTTGGCCCTAATGGCATTCTCAACTCCAATAGGTTAATGTGGGAAGTTGGACTGTACATCTCGCTTCCCACATAGTCTGTTAAATTTTAAAACGGACTATTGTAGCTTACTAACTTCTTCTCTAAATCCCTTAGTAACAACTCCACCGATAGCGATTACTTTCTGCAACTCATTCATTAGCTGACTGCGTTCTTCTTCACTTGCATTGTCAAGTCTTTTCTTATAAACTTCTGCCCTGGCTTCTACATTCAAACTCTTCATTCGCAGCCAGAAAGAACGATTAGGCAAATCCTTAATCTTCTGCTGAAATTCAAACCTGTCCTTAAGTCTATCAAATACTTTCTTATCCTTAAACCCAGCTATGTAATCAACTACTTCCTTCCGACTAACATTCTTATTAACTAAATAACCTTCAACCCTCATGTCAAGGCCTCTGTTCTGAATCCATCTATCAACCTCGCTCTTTTCCTTAGCCTCGTTAATGCCAGTTGCAAACTGCGAATAAGGATTAGTCAAACCAAAGAACCTTTTAATCACTGGTAATTTACTTAACGTTTCAGCTAAGTGCATTTCTTTCTTATCCTTCGGCAGATCACCAAACATTGCATCGTAGCCTTGACCAAGCAAGTAACTCCACACAGTTCCATTTGTAACTAATTCTTCAACTGCAAACTTGGTTCGTTCTGGAGAAAGTCCAGTGGTTGCACCGAAGTCTATATAAGCTTGCGGCGTTTTTCCAGGAATGTACTCTTCCTTACTTCTTGGGTAATCAAATGCTTTGTCAGTTTTCCTCCAGATGTCTTCGTTCAACCAGAAATCCTTATTAGTAACATATCCAAGTACTCCACTAATGGTCGGCGGTAGTTCACTGACGCTAGCAGGACTTAACTCCTTCAACGAATCTACTACCCTATTAACATCTACCTCATTACCTAACCATTTATCTGTACTTGCTTCAAAGAATGTTTTAAAAAATTTCTGTCCTGGGTCAATAGGGATTTTCAAATAAGGATATCTCATCTGACCTCTTGAGTCTTCAAATCCAAAGTCATCACCTAATGGAAGACACTGATTATTTTGCATGTCTATGCTGCCTTTAAGTGCCTTAGTAGTCTCCGGATGCATCTTGGTCATGGCTATATACAGGCCAGAAGTAAGTGCAGCGTACTGTGCTAATTTATAAGACGAACTCAATGCACTTCCACTGCCTGGTTTG